AACCTTATTTTTGAGTATAACTGCGGAGCAGGAGCAGGTAGTTAAACTTTTTAAGTTAAAACATAATAAATAATAAAACAAATAAATAGTTAAACTATATAAAAAGTGTTTGGACATAGGTAAGTTTAACTTGACAGTTATACTATCCTCCTGTATACTAATTATTAGTAACACAATATAACTATAACAAATAAAAGTGTTATACTATGGTATGTGTAGTAATCTAGATGTTACTCTTCCTCATGTCTCCTCCTCCTACATGTAGTTACTGCACATACCGCCTTTTACAATAAGACAATATTATGTATAAACAAAAGATCAGCTTGTACTCTTCTGAGGATGTCATTGAAGAGTTCTACGATGCAATAGCAGACGGTGACAGTAAACGCCTTAGACGTGTACACATACCTAAGTCCGATGTCTTTTACGTGCGTGAAGCGCTGGAAGCTAGGCTAGGACAAAGGTTCACACTGGACCACGTAGAAAGAGCTATGTACCTTGAGGGCTTCCTACAGAAATATGAGGTATTAGACCCTGAAAGAAAAAGACCAGGTATAGGGTAAAAAAGTGTTGACAAAGGTTAAACTCTGCGTACAACTATGTATACTAATGTTGATTACAGCTTGTCAAACTATAACATACACAGCATCATGCAGGGTGGGAGATACTGTATGTCAGAGAAACCAAGATGCCCAAACACTCGCACTTATCGGTCATACAGAAGCAGCTACTAAACTTATGTGTATTAGTCCTAGCTTTGTGGATGACTACGGTATCTGCACAGGAAATGACACCGATAGATGATGGTATAACTAATAATACCACAACTACTACAGACACTGGTAATGATGTAACAGGTGACTTTTCTAACAACTACGAAGACTCAGTTGTAGATTCAAACAATAGCAGTCAAACTACAAACTACAATGGAGCAGGATCTTCACCAGGCAGCAGTCCTGTGATGTCCAGCATAGCTCCTACAATGATGGGTGGGGGAGGTAACGACTCTTGCTTAATCCCGAAGAGTAGAGGGCTTCAATTAAATATAATTGGCCTATCTCACGGTGAGATGCAGCAAGACCCACATTGCAATCGCAGGAAGAATGCTAGATTGCTGGGGTTACCTCAACAGGTTGGTGGGTTAGGATTACAGGTGTCAGCCATCTCAGTGATGTGCCAAGACCCTACAGTGTTCAGGAGTATGATGTTAGCCAATACTCCGTGTCCAATAAACGATGCACGTACTGGCAAGTTGTTGATGGGCAGAAACGCTATAATGAAGTACAGAGAAAACCCTGCTATGTTTGTTGTAGGGTATGAGTCGGACAAAGAGTTTTGGGATACCTTGTTAAAGGTAGGAGAGGAATACAATGAAGAGTTTGTCAAAGACACTACTACTAAGCGTAGCCTTAGTGACCAGTTCAGGTCTAGCAAACGCAGACCCGATAGTGGACCCAGGGCCACAGGATCCAGCGTTGACAATGACGGGGCAGGAAAAGATTGACGCTCTAATATCTTCACTAGGTGCTATAAAGAACAGGGTGACGGACAACGGATACAATACAGTAGGTGCTGTAGGTTATGCTGCGTTGGGTGGTGTTGTTGTAGATGACGCATTTAATGATGGACTAATTACACAGCAAGAGTTAGATGATTACATAGATGCAAAGGATCTTGTGCTAGGACATGACTACGAGACTGCTACTACCGCACAGCAGTTGTTCACACAAGAATACCAAGGTGCTATGAATGACTTAGATGCAGCAATAGACTTACTAGTAGATGCTGCTGGAGAAATACTAACTGCTACAGGTGTAATGGAGACTGCTGCAACAGCAGATACATCACCAGAGCAGACTGCATTGCAAGCTATGATAGCTACAGATGAGTATAGCATAGATCAGGCCGAAGTTGATGCGTACAACCAAGCTGTAGCACAAGTAGAGAACTACGCACAACAAGCTGGTGCATTTATGGCTGCAGCTAACAATACAGAACTAACAGCAAGTATTGACAGCTATGCCACACAGAATAACTTTGTAGTTGGTAGTTACACAGCCATTACTTACACACAAAGTGTAGATGAGTTTGTAATTAACTGGGATAACGATGGGTTTGGTTCTGGTTGGCAGGGCTACTTAGAAGACGATATGGTAGATGCAGATGATATATATGCTGCTGGTGAGTATGTAGAACAATATGGAACAATGCCATAATAAAGAAAAAGAAGCTACCTAAAAAGAAAAGACCAATACAAAAGATAAAAAAGAGGCGTTACCTAGAAAAGAAGGAACGTAAAGAGGATGGACGTAGGCTTTAGCATAGGTGGCTACAACATTAAAGGTTGGATGGTAGCTGTAGCACTACCAGTATTATCTGCTGTATCAGGTGGAGTTTACTTTGGATACGACACACTAAATAGATTCTACGGTGTAGAGGGTGGCGTAGATGAAGCACTAGGTAAAGCTGGAACCAACGCAAAGCAAATTTTAGAACTACAAAAAAGCTTGACTCAGTTAAGTAACGACACAGCAACAGATAGAATAGCAAATAAAACATTTGCGGCGAACCAGCTAACAACAGCAAGTCAGGCAATACGAAAAGAATTACAAGAAGCCGAAACAAAACTAAACGATGACATAGTTGCAAAAATGCAACAGTTAACAGAGCAGATAACTGCACTAGAAGCTGAAGCAACAAGTAGAATACAGACAGTAGAGCAAGCTGTAGTAGATAATGATGTACGTGGACTGAATACTAAACTAGCTCAGTTAACTACAAACATGCAACAAATACTAGAGCAACAGAAAGTTTTACTTGACTTGCGCTCACAAGTTGATAAAGCTACAACAATAACAGATACTATAGGAGACAAGTTAGATGTTATTCAAACAGAAATTGACGACATTTGGAAAGCGTATGATAGCTTGGTTGAAAACCCCCTTTAGAAAGCTATTCGGTAAACGCTGTACTTGCGGAGAAAGTGTTTCGTAATGGCAATGACTCAAGCAGAGAAACGTAAAGCAGCAGTAAAACGTGCTGGTGTCTCTGGTATTAATAAACCTAAACGAACTCCTGGTCATCCAAAGAAGTCACACATAGTTGTAACTACAAAACCTAATGGTGACCCTCTTACCATTCGTTACGGTCAGCAGGGTGCTAAAACTGCAGGTAAACCTAAAGCAGGTGAATCTGAAAAGATGAAAAAGAAACGTAAGTCTTTTAAGTCACGCCACGCAAAAAATATTGCAAAAGGTAAAACTAGTGCGGCTTACTGGGCAAATAAAACAAAATGGTGATATAATGGCAGAACCTAAAAATAAAGCACTATATGCTAGAGTAAAAAATGAAGCAAAGAGAAAGTTTAAATCTTGGCCTAGTGCATACGGTTCAGCATGGTTAGTTAGAACCTACAAAAAACGTGGAGGCACGTACAGTAAAGGAGGAGCAGTTGCATCAAAAGTCAAGACACGTACTAGAAAGTCGTAGATCCTTTGCTGAAGGTGGCCTAACTAAATGGTTCAAGGAAGACTGGCGTGACGTAAAGACAGGCAAAGAGTGTGGAAGAAAAAGTGCTAAAAACTCTAGTAGACCATACCCAGCTTGTAGACCTGCAAAGGTAGCAGGTAAGATAAGTAAAAAAGAAGCTGCAAAAAAGACTGGTCCAAAGAAAGTTAAATGGTCTACAACAGCATCAGGTAGGAAAAGAAAATAATGGCATTATCAAAAGCAAATAAATCAAAGGTTAAAAAAGTTATAAAAGGTTTGAACAAAGCATCTAAGACTCATGCAGGACAAGCTAAAACACTAAAAGGTTTGGTTAATGGCAAAGCAAAAAGACCCAAAAGTAGGAACAGGTAAAAAACCTAAAGGGTCTGGACGTAGGTTATACACAGACGAAAACCCTAAAGATACTGTAGGTATAAAGTTTGCAACTATGGCAGATGCTAAATCTACAGTAGCAAAAGTAAAAAGAATAAAGAAACCTTACGCAAGAAAAATACAGATATTGACTGTAGGCGAACAACGTGCTAAAGTGATGGGTAAGACAGCAATAGCTAATGTCTTTAAATCAGGAAAAGCAGACTTGCGAAGGAAACATAATGCCGTATCTAACAAGTAGCATACCGTACTTTAAAGCATGGGTACGTAGAGAATACACAAAAAATATGGAAGAGTATCATGGCGACTTTCTACACGCTATGGTAATTGGCGTTACTACAATGCCTAACAGAACACTGAGCTTCCAAGTACTATTTACTGGATGTGAATCAGACTTCGATGACTCAGAAAACGTACATGGTGGTGCTATGTGGGCTAGAATGCCACTGACCGCACTAGTAGCTGATACACCGTTGGATGAATGGCCTAACGAGTTACCACCATATTTAGCACAGCCTTGGGATTGTATGTCTCACACACACTCTGTGTATACACTACAACGTGCAACCCCAGCGCCCTGGATAGCCAAGATAGACAATGAGTTCTACCCAGCCAAATATTATTTTACTGTAGACTATACAGATAATGAAGTCGCTGATGATCCAGCGCAACATAAACAATCTCATGTACTAGAACTATTAGATGCAGGAGAATACACTGGTAACATGGTTGCGTTACCCAATAATAGAGTGAGAGTAACTCACCCAGCATGGTTTGAGACTGGACAAGGCGCTCCAGACTTTAGACCGAATCAACATATATACAACTCAAAAGAAAACGTAGACTATGTATGGGATACGCAACGAGTTTTTAACAATCTTTATAGCGAGGATAAAGAAGAATGAAAAAGAAAAAAGGTTACGCAAAAGGCGCAATGATGAAGAAAAAGGGAATGGCTAATGGCGGTGCTATGATGAAAAAGAAAGGCATGGCTAAAGGTGGACTGAAGATGGTCAAAAACAAAGAAGGTCAAATGGTTCCTTTTTACGCTGCTGACGGTAAAGGTAAAATGTACGGTGGCGGTATGGCAATGAAGAAAAAAGGCATGGCTAATGGCGGCATGACTATGAAGAAAAAAGGTATGGCTAATGGCGGTATGGGCAAAAAGTTTCCACGTCCAAAGGGTATGGCTAAAGGTGGATTCTTTGGTACACCACTAAGACCTTTGAAAATGAAGTCAAAGGGTGGCGCTAAAGGTGGGGCCAGAGGCGGCAAAAGATAATACATGTCAGCTAAGTACTTCACAAAAGCTAAAAACTTATCAGCTACATCAGGTGGTGCTAGTGGAGATGTAGTATATACATGTCCTGCAAACTACACATCACTGATAAAGTATTTGATTGTTTCTAATGGAGCCACTGGCGCAAAGAAGTACAGTATTCAATGGTACGAAGCAGCTACTACTACCTATCACAGTATTGTTGATGAGGTTAGTTTAGCTGCCAGTACTAATGAAGTAGTATTAGAAGGTGGCTGTATTGCTTTGCAAGCTGGTGATCAGATTGTAGCTTTTGAAGAAAGTTCATCTGACTTTCATATAACTCTATCTGGCGAAGAGTATTATAAAACGGCATAACGGATATGCAATAATAGGTACTACTCACTGACTTACTTTTGAGTATAACTATCTCCGCACACAAACAAAGGAGATAGTGCTATGAAAAACTTACTAAGAAAGATGTGGAAAAACCACTGTATTAGACAACAAAAACGTGCAGACTTTAGAATGTTACACATGTTGGATGATAGACAACTAAACGATCTAGGAATTGGTAGATCACAAATAAGGAATGCAATATATGGCAAGGAATCTAACGGATAAGCAACAAAGATTCTTAGATGTATTATTTGATGAGGCTGGCGGTGATGTTGTCGCTGCTAAGAAGCTGGCAGGTTACGGTGATAACAGCAACACTGCAGCGATTGTTGAATCTTTAAAAGATGAGATTGGTGAGAAGACTCGCACATATTTTGCACGCACTGCACCTAAAGCTGCTATGGCTATGGTTGGTGCATTGTATGATCCGACAGAACTAGGCATTAAAGAGAAGATGGTAGCTGCCAAAGACTTGCTTGACAGGGCTGGTCTTGGCAAGGTAGACAAAGTAGATGTCACCTCTGGGGGTGGCATTTTCTATTTACCACCCAAAGAAGGTGAAAACGAATAATACCGCAACGAGAGTTAGGCTATTGGCAATTACCAAAGCCTCCTAAAACACACAATAAACAATGGCACAAGATTGTCAGGCTTACTAAGAAGATACCGTTTGGTTATGAACTAGACCCTGACAATGACAAACTACTTGTACCCATAGAACACGAGCTAGAAGCTTTAGAGCTTGCAAAACGCCACCTCAAGCAGTATAGTTACAGAGCAGTAGCACAATGGTTGAGTAAAGAAACAGACCGATACATCTCGCATATGGGTCTAAAGAAGAGAATAGAAGTTGAGCAAAGACGTAGAAAAGCATCTATCACTAAGCGTAAGCTTGCCAAGTGGCTCGAAGAAACGCTCTCGGAAATCGAAAAACTCGAAACACAAGGAGTCGGTGCATACTCAGAAGCCAGCGGAGATAGAAGCCCCCCAGCAAGAACCTATCCCAGCGCAGGTAGTAGCAACTGACTATGACGTTGAAGAAGCACAGGAAGTCGTATTCAAACCGAATGATGGTCCACAGACCACCTTCCTAAGTTCTTCTGAAAGAGAAGTTCTATACGGTGGGGCAGCAGGTGGTGGTAAGTCGTATGCTATGTTAGCAGACCCATTACACGGCCTAAACGATCCAAACTTCTCTGGACTCCTTGTACGACACACAACTGAGGAACTAAGGGAACTCATACAGAAGTCGCAGGAGTTGTACCCACGTGCCATACCAGGAATCAAATGGTCAGAGCGCAAGTCTCAGTGGATTGCTCCTAAAGGTGGACGATTGTGGATGTCTTATCTGGATAAAGATACCGATGTCACACGATACCAAGGACAAGCTTTCAACTGGATTGGATTTGACGAACTTACTCAATGGCCTACACCTTACGCTTGGGATTATATGAGGTCACGTCTTCGTAGCGCACACAGTAGAGACTTAGGACTTTACATGAGGGCTACAACAAACCCAGGTGGCGCTGGACATGCTTGGGTAAAG